GAATAGTTATGGGATTTTTAATGCCTAAAGCTCCAGCTCCTCCACCACCTCCGCCGCCGCCAGCTCCTCCGCCTGCTTATGATGACAAAGCGCGAGCAGAAGAAGTTGCTGCACAACAAGCTGAAATTAGACGTAAACGTAAAGGAAGAGCATCTACAATTTTAACTGGCGCTCAAGGATTAACAGAAGAAGAAACTTTGCAGAAAAAAACTTTATTAGGAGAATAATATGGGTGGAGTTATATCATCACCAATTAAATCAGTATTAAGCGCAGTTAGTGGAGCAAAACCATCTGCACCACAAGTTGATGCTCCAAAACCACAACCTATTTCATCACCAACAACTGCAGAAATTGATCAAGGAGAAACATCAAGATTATTAAAAGCAAAAAGAAGAGGAAGATCTATGACTATACTTACATCACCTTCTGGTGTAAGCGATCAGTCTACACTTTCTACTAAAACTTTATTAGGCGCATAACATGGCAATTAATCCAAAAGCAAAATTGGTATTGGATAGATACCAAAGTTTAAATACTCAACGTCAAACTTGGGAAGAACATTGGCAAGAAGTTGCGGATTATATGATGCCGCGAAAAGCAGACATTACAAAAAAAAGATCTAAGGGAGATAAAAGACACGAACTAATTTTTGATGGTACAGCAATTCATTCTTTAGAATTATTGTCAGCATCATTACATGGAATGTTAACTAATATTTCATCACCATTTTTTTATTTAAAATATAGAAACAATCAACTTGATAAAGACGATGAAGCAAAAGAATGGTTAGAATCTTGTACAGATATTATGTACAAAGTTTTTTCTTCATCTAATTTCCAACAAGAAATATTTGAACTATACCATGATTTAATTTCTTTTGGTACAGCTGCAATGCTTATTGAAGAAGACATTAAAGAGGATTTAAGATTTAGAACTATTTATATTGCAGAAATTTATATTACAGAAGATGAGCGCGGTATGGTAGATAGTATGCTTAGAAAATTTTATCTTCCTGCTAGAACTTTAATCTTAAAATTTGGTGAAGCAAACTTACCAAAAAATTTAAAAGATAAAGCAAAGTCATCACCACACGATGAAGTTCCTATATTGCATTTAGTAATGCCAAATGAAGAATTTGGAATTACAAAGGGTAATAAAGGTAAACCTTATTATTCAATTTATGTAGATCCAGATAGTGGAGCAATTTTAAAAGAAGGTGGTTACGAAGAATTTCCTTATGTAGTTCCACGTTACTTAAAAGCATCTAACGAAATTTATGGAAGATCACCTGCAATGAATGCTTTAGCAGATGTTAAGATGTTAAATACAATGTCTAAAACAACTATTAGAGCTGCACAAAAACAAATAGATCCTCCGTTACTTGTACCTGATGATGGTTTTCTTTTACCAATAAGAACCATACCTGGAGGATTAAATTACTACAGAGCTGGAACTAGAGATAAAATTGAACCAATGAATATTGGAGCTAACAATCCATTAGGTTTAAATATGGAAGAACAAAGACGTAAAGCAATTAGAGAGAATTTTTTCGTAGATCAGTTAATGACAAGCACTGGTCCACAAATGACAGCAACTGAAGTATTACAAAGAACAGAAGAAAAAATGAGATTGTTGGGTCCAGTTCTTGGAAGACTACAATCAGAATTATTACAACCATTAATTACTAGAGCTTTTAATATTCTATTGAGAAATAAAAAATTTCCACAAGCACCAGAATTTTTGGGAAATCAAGATATTGAAATAGAATACGTATCACCATTAGCTAAAGCTCAAAAGACTTCAGAGTTATCCTCAATTATGAGAGGTGTTGAAATATTTGGTTCTTTACAAAATATGGCACCTGTGTTTGATCACATAGATATAGATGGTTTAGTAAGATACATACAAGATATTTTAGGAATACCAGCTAAGGTTATGAAATCAGATGTTCAAGTACAACAAATTCGCTTGCAAAGGGAACAAATGCAGAAACAGCAAATGGAAATGCAACAACAAATGCAAGTTGCTGAAGCCGCTGGAAAAGCTGCTCCTGCACTAAAAGCGATAAATGAACAGTAAAGATATAAAAAATTTAAATACAAGTTATAAGATTTGTTTTGGATCTGAGAATGGAGAAAAAGTTCTTGAGGATCTAGAGCGAAGATGTAATGCTAACGTAACTACTTTCGTTAAAGGAGATAGTTATGAGAGCGCATATTTAGAGGGACAAAGATCTGTCTATCTATTTATTAAATCAATGATAAACAAAAAAAATGGAGGAAATAATGAGTGATCAACAGGCAGTGGTAGAACAAGTGGTTCAACCATCTGGAAGTCCAGCGACTTCTCCAGTAAATAATAATGTTACAAGTGCAGTTGAACAAGCTGCAGCAGATTGGAAAACAAGTCTTACAGAAGATATTAGAGCAGATAAATCTTTAGCACCTATTAAAGATATTAATAGTTTAGCTAAAAGTTATATTCATGCACAAAAATTAGTTGGTGTAGAAAAAATACCACTACCTAATAAACATGCAACTGAAGAAGATTGGAATGTAGTTTATGATAAACTAGGAAGACCCAAATCTCCGGAAGAATATAAATATAATATATCTGAAGATACAAACATTGATGAAGGCGCTTTAAAAGTATTTTCTGCGCAAGCTCATAAACTAGGTTTATTACCGCAGCAAGCAGATGGTGTTGTTAAATTCTATAATGACATGATGTCTGAAAATTTAAAAAGTTTAGATGCTGCTGCTGAAACAGCTCGTGTTGAAAGCGAACAACAACTTCGTAAAGAATTTGGTAGAGCTTTTGATCAAAAAATAACTAAAGCATCACAATTAGCTAGAGAATATGTTGGAGAAGATGTTCTTAACATGAATTTAGAAAGTGGTGTTAAATTAGGTGATCATCCACAAGTTGTTAAAGCATTTGCTAAATTAGCTGAAATGGTAGGAGAAGATAGCTTTGTAGCGCAATCTGGTCCAAACTATTTAACTCCTAATGAAGTAGAGAATGAAATAGCTAAATTACAAGCTCCAGGATCTGCTTATTGGAATAAATCACATCCAAACCATGATAAAGCTGTTCAAGAAGTTTTCGCTTTACGTCAGCAGTTAACTGATGTATAGAGCAAATCACTAGGATAATCTTTTAGACCCTACTGGCATTTGGAAAAGACAAACATCTACGAAGATGTAAAACTCTAGAATAGATCCACGTTGTGGAAAATCCATTCGTTTATTTAAATTAAACTTAACCAATGGAGATGACAATATGTCAAATCAAATAACAACTGCTTTTGTACAGCAGTACAGTTCAAACGTACAAATGCTATCTCAACAAATGGGATCGTATTTAAGAAGCGCTGTGGATGTTGAAACAATCGTTGGCAAAAATGCTTTCTTTGATCAAGTAGGAAAAACTACTGCTGTTCTAAGAACATCGCGCCACTCGGACACACCCCAGATAGATACTCCACATAGTCGTAGACGAGTTAGTCTTGGAGACTATGAGTGGGCTGATCTAATAGACAATGCAGATAAAGTTAGAATGCTAATTGATCCAACTTCTTCTTATGCAAAAGCTGCGGCTGCTGCTATGGGAAGAGCGATGGATGATGTAGTAATCGCTGCTTTAGGTGGAACGAGTTTTACAGGAGAAACAGGCGGTACTTCCGTTGTTCTTCCTGCTGCTCAGAAACCTTTTAGTTCATCACAAACTGATGGATTAACTATTGCAAAACTTTTATCTGCAAAAAAAATACTTGACTTAGCTGACGTTGATCCAAGCATACAAAGATATTTAGTATGTGGACCAACTCAAATAGGTGATTTATTAGGAACAACAGCAGTTACATCTGCTGACTTCAATACAGTTAAAGCACTAGCACAGGGTCAAGTTGATTCTTTTCTAGGTTTTAAATTTATTGTGTCTAACAGATTAGCATTTGATGCAACTAACACTGACGACAGACTATGTTATGCCTTTACAGCGGATGCTATTAAATTAGCTGTTGGTAAAGATGTTATGGCAAGAATTGACGAGAGAGCTGACAAATCGTACAGCACTCAAGTTTATTACTGCATGAGCATTGGCGCAACTAGAATGGAAGAAGAAAAAGTTGTTCAAATAGCTTGTGACGAATAATAACTAACTAAAAAGGAAAACTATAATGGCTACATTATACTCGACACAGAAAACTAAATGGTCGCAAAACGTACCTTCTGAAAAGATTGATACGAATGAACAAAACGGAAGATTGAGAATTGCATTTGCTGATGTTACATTAGCATCTGCAGCTATCGCTGACGTTGTTCAAATGGTTAATTTACCCAATGGTGCAAGAATCATTGATGGTTATTTAACTAACGCTGCCTTAGGTGCATCTACAACTTTATCAGTTGGATATGCTGCACATAAAAATGCTGCAGGAACAGTAGTTGCTTTATCAACTGCTGGTTACTTAGCTGCAACATCTACATCATCTGCTGCTAGAACAGACATCTTTGCTACACAAGCATTAGGTGCAAATTCAGTAGTTGATGCTAACGAAGATGGCTTACCTATATCTATAACTTTAGCAGGTGGTACTGCTTCAGGAGTAGTTCAGATTGCTATCAGATACGTAGTAGACTAATACTATTTTAAATAGTGGGGAGTAAAATCCCCACTGTTTATTATGAAGAAGACTGACAACGTAAAAACAATTTTACATTTACAAAATAAAGATTATATCTATCGCTATGTTCTAGTTGATAGATTTAAATATACATCAACTACACATTATGGTTTTGATAAAAATCTAGAATTAACAGAAGCAGAAATCTTTGCCAAAGTTAAACCTAGACAATTAAGACGCAAATATATTATAAAGAAAGATTAGTATGGCTTCAGTTGTTCAAATATGTAATGGTGCTTTAAATCAATTAGGTGCATCAACAATACTAACTCTAACAGAAGACTCTAAGAACGCTAGGCTTTGCAATGCTAGATATGAAAACGTAAGAGATTCAGTATTTAGACATCACCCTTGGAACTGTTTACTAACAAGAATACAAATAGCTGCAGACACTGCTACACCTGCTTGGGGTTTTACATCACAGTTTACACTACCTGCAGATTGTTTAAGATTAATTAGACTTTTTGATTATGAATCAGATCACGTTGTAGAAGGTAGAAAAATATTAAGCAATAGTAC